TAATGATGACACTGCGAAAGCAGAAGAATTATTCCACGAGTATGTGGTAGCAAAATCACGTGAAATTTACGAAAACCTTATTGAAGAAGAAATGGAAGATGAGGATGTAAAAGAAGACTCAAAAGACGAAGAAGTTGATGAGGCTTCAAAAGACGATGATAAAGAAGAAGATAAAGTTGACGAAGCATCAGACGAAGAAGTAGATGAATCATCAGATGATGAAGAAGTTGACGAAGAATTTGAAGAAGTTGCTGTAGAAGCCGACGATGAAGATCCAATGGATGCTATGGGCGGCGACGCAGGCGACGATCTAGAAGCAGATATTACAGGTGATGACGAAGATGGCGATAAAGAGCCAGAAGAGTTATTCCAAGATCTAGATTCAATTGTTGATGAATTACAAGCAAAGTTCGACGAAATCAAAGGCGGTGATGAAGAAGCCGGCGACGATATGGATATGGGCGATGAAGAAGACAAAGAAGAAATGTTTGCTCCAGAAGCCACTGAAAAAGACGAACTAGAAACAATGCGTGAGTATGTTGAAAAAGTAGCAGGTGGACACGGTGCTGAAACAAAAGGCGGCGCAGAATCTGCAGACAACAAAAAATCAGTTGTTGACAATATGAAAAATGATATGGGCGGTACTGCTGCTAACATCGCAAAAGGCGGTGAGTCAAACGAAAAGAATGACGGTGGTTTAGCAGACATTAACGCTAAAGAAAACAATGCTGGTAATGTTAACGTTCCAGGCGCTAAAGGTGCAACTAAGATGTCCCCTGAAAAAGGACACGGTGCAGAGAAAAAAGGCGCTGGCGAAAACGCTGACAACAAGCAATCAATTTTCCGTGGCCGTAGATAACAGAGGGTATAAAGGTTGAAAACTACACTAGCAGAACATCTGAGCTTCGATCAGGCTAAAATCGTAATTGAGCGTGATGAAGGCGAGGGCAAAACGTTACACTTGAGTGGTATCTGTATTCAAGGTGACATTCGTAACGCTAACCAACGCATTTATTCTTCGCAAGAAATTGATAGGGCTGTCAAAACGCTCAACGAACAGATTTCTGGGGGGTATTCAGTGCTTGGTGAAGTCGATCATCCTCAAGATTTACGTATCAACCTCGACCGTGTATCGCATATGATAACAAAAATGTGGATGGACGGTCCTAACGGTTACGGAAAACTAAAAATGCTTCCAACACCAATGGGCCAATTAGTTGGCACAATGTTGGAAAGCGGAGTTAAACTTGGAGTTAGCTCAAGAGGTTCAGGAGAAGTAGACGGAGAAGGTAACGTTAACGGTTTTGAAATCATTACTGTTGATGTTGTTGCACAACCAAGTGCACCGGGTGCTTATCCTACACCAGTTTATGAACACCTTATGAATGAAAAAGGTGGTTTCCAGGCGTTTAAATTAGCACACGAAGTACAAGGCGATCCACAGGCACAACGTTATATTGCAGAATCCTTGAAAAAAATAATTTCAGGGTTAAATCATTAGGAGAATCACAGATGTTAGATTTTGTAAAACAATTGTTTGAAAACAATGTGATTTCCGAAGAAGTCAAGTCGGAAATTGAAACCGCTTGGGAAACCGCAGTTCAAGAAAACCGTGACACAGTCGCAACTGGTTTACGTGAAGAATTTGCACAGAAGTACGAACACGATAAAGCTCAAATGGCAGAAGCAGTTGAGAAAATGCTTTCAGACAGAATTACTGCTGAATTATCTGAATTTGCTGAAGACCGTCAGGGACTTATCGAGGCTAGAGCCAAATATGCTAAGAAAATTAAGGATGATTCTAAAGCAATGGAATCATTTGTTCTTAACAATTTGAAAAAAGAACTAGACGAACTTCGTGAAGATCGTAAGTCAGCAGCAGGCAATGTTGCTAAGTTAGAATCTTTTATCGTGGATGCATTAGCGAAAGAAATCGCAGAATTCCACTCTGATAAAAAGGATCTTGCTGAAACCAAAGTTAAATTGGTTAGAGATAGCAAGGTTAAATTCGAAGCAATCAAGAAAGACTTTATTAACAGAGCTTCAACAGTAGTTGAAAACACTGTACGTAAAGGCTTGAAAGCAGAGATGGGTCAGTTAAAAGAAGACATCGAAGCAGCTCGCAGAAATGACTTTGGTCGCAGAATTTTTGAAAGTTTCGCAAGTGAGTATGCAGCAAGTCATCTAAATGAAAAATCAGAGACTGCAAAACTTATGAAAGTTGTAAAACAATCACAAGAAGCAGTTAAAGAAGCCGAAGCGAAAGCAGAGGAAATTCAGAAGTTGGCAGAAAGCAAAGACACAGAAATTGCTCGTATGAAAAATGCAGCTCAGCGTAGAGAAGTAATGTCAGAATTGATGTCACCTCTTAACAAAGAAAAGCAAGAAGTAATGAGTGAACTTTTAGAATCTGTACAAACAGATAAACTACACGCAACATTCGACAAGTATATTTCGGCCGTAATGGAAGGAAGCACACCAAAGAAAGTGGCGTTGAACGAGGCTAAGGAAGTAACAGGCGATAAACAAACACAGGCACAAATCAACGGTCAAGAGAATAAGACCGCTGAGATATTTGACATCCGCAGGCTTGCGGGACTTAAAATTTAAGGAGATAAACAAAATGTCACAATTATTAGAGTCACGCTGGTCGGAAACCAAAGGCGCACTTTTAGAAGGGCTCCAAGGTAACAAGCGTTCTGTAATGGAGGCAACTCTCGAAAATACCCGTAAGTATTTGTCAGAGAGTGCTACAGCAGGCGCAACTTCCGCTGGCAACGTTGCAACACTAAATCGTGTGATCCTACCAGTGATCAGACGTGTAATGCCAACAGTCATTGCTAATGAACTAGTTGGTGTACAACCTATGACTGGACCAGTTGGCCAAATCCACACATTACGTGTAAGATATGCTGACGACTTCACTTCTAGCTCTGGCACAGGTGCCACAGCAGGTGAAGAGGCACTAAGCCCATTCAAGATTGCTGAAGGTTATTCAGGTAACGACGATATTAAAGCAGGTTCAACTGCTTCATTAGAAGGCGCTGCAGGTAACAGACTTTCAATTCAAATCTTGAAACAAACTGTAGAAGCAAAAACTCGTAAGTTATCAGCTCGCTGGACTTTTGAGGCTGCTCAAGATGCTCAAGCACAACAAGGGATTGATGTTGAAGCAGAAATTATGGCTGCGTTAGCGCAGGAAATTACTGCTGAAATTGACCAAGAAGTTATTACTTCTTTATCATCACTTGCTGGCACAGCAGCACTAACATACGACCAAGGCGCAGTATCAGGTACTGCTACATTCGTTGGTGACGAACACGCAGCACTTGCTGTTCAAATCAACAGAGTTAGCAACTTGATTGCACAGCGTACACGTCGTGGTGCTGGTAACTGGGCTGTTGTATCACCAACTGTATTAACACTATTACAGTCTGCTACAACTTCAGCATTTGCTAGAACTACAGAAGGTACATTTGAAGCACCAACAAACACTAAGTTTGTAGGAACTTTAAACAGTGCTATGAAAGTATACGTAAACGGCTATGCTACATCAGACGATGTACTAGTTGGTTACAAAGGATCTTCAGAATCAGATGCGGCAGCGTTTTATTGCCCATACATTCCTTTAATGTCATCTGGTGTTGTACTTGATCCAGGTACTTTTGAGCCAGTAGTTTCGTTTATGACTAGATATGGTTATGTAGAGTTAACAAACACTGCATCATCTCTAGGTAATGCGGCTGACTACTTGGGTAAAGTTGCTGTAACATCAGCAAACTTACGTTTTGCGTAAGCCAATACTTTAAAGTATTTGAAAAGGGCGGAGTTTTACTTCGCCCTTTTTTTATGATTTGACAATCTGCAATTCAGAGTGTTAAATAGTAATATGATTGAAATTAGCAGTCACGAAGATTTTCACAAACTAAGAGAACAGTTAACTAAATGGCGTAAACGTTTTCCAATGTTTACACACGATATAAAACGTATACAATCATCAATTGAAATCCATATGAAAAATTATATGGAACATCTTATACGGTACAAGCAAACTAAAAGTGATCATTATATAAGCAAAGCACAGTTAGAAATTGACAAAATTAACACACTAATGAACACTATTAGTAAAGTAGAGCTTATGGCTTTACTAAGCAAAAGATAAATACTTATGTCAGATAGCGAGCCGCATAAAGTGGCGGACTTATGCTGTACCCACAGCGTACCGGATAGAACCCGGATAGGACTACTTTTATAGGAGAAAACAAATGGGAAGACCACTAAGAAAAGACGTTAACGGAGTTGACGCAATTAAATCACCAACAGGCGCGGCCACAGGTATTACAGTTAATTTTTACCAAGGTGGTTCTAACAGAGCTGACGGTGTAATTATTAAACAGCGTGGTGGACAATCATTTACTTGTGCTCGTATCGGTGATATTGCTGATACAACAGCAGGTAAACAGATCACTTGTAAATTAAAAAACGGTACACCTAGTGCAGAATTTGAAATGCAAATGCAAGGTTCTACAACAGGTAACTTAGATGCAGATTTAGTTAACATTGCTAAAATTACAAAGCGTGTTGCTACAGACTTTTCTGGTAACAAATATACTTGGTACTTAGAAAACGATTCATCTGCAGATTACATTGTTTTAACAGCAATCGCATAATAGGCGTAAGATAATATGGCACAGTTTCTACAAACTAACGGTGATTACACCATCAAAACATACGAAGGTGGTAACATTACTTTGGATACAGGACCAAGAATTGGTCAAATCAAAGTAACTGGTAACCTTGTTGTTGAAGGTGATACACTTACTGTTAGTGCTGAAAACTTAGATGTGCAAGATAATATTATCAGACTTAATGTTGGCGAAACAGGTCCAGGTGTATCTTTAAGATATTCAGGTATTGAAATAGATAGAGGTACACAGGATCCTGTTTCGTTTTACTATGATGAGAACGATGATAGTTTTAATATTGCTGTAGGATCAACCGAAGGCGGCGTTGTAAACTATGCTACTTCTACATTAAGATTAAGAAATATTTTTACTAATTCGGATACTGATGGAGGCGATTTAACTTTAATTGGTACAGGTAGTGGTGTTGTAAAAGTTGCTGGTACTATTAACTACGAACAACAGATTACCGACGATGACGATATTCCAAATAAAAAATATGTCGACGACAGTATTAGAGATAATCCAACATTCCAAATTATTGATGATAACACAAGAGTTATTATTAGTGAAAAAGACATTGCAGATTCACTACAATATTTAGAAGATGAAACTGGTTACAGTACATTTGGCGAAAGCGGTGTTTCTGTAATTGTAGACGGACTATTAAACACTCAGTTCTATCCTAACAGAACTGTAATTCAAGATATTGAAATATCTGGAAACGAAATAACAAATAATGACACAAATGCTAACGTGTTTGTTAGAACACAAGGTACTGGTAAACTGCAAACTAACTATGCAATTGAATTAGAAGAAATTGCGGTTACACCTGCTTTTGTAAATGGTTCAACAATCATACACGCTTGTACACCTGGCATTGGCGGATCGGGTATAATAGTCGTAGGTTCCGATGGAGTTAGCGACGAATTGATAAGTAAAAACAAAGCATTATTATTAAGTATGCTATTTTAGGACAAAGAAATGATAACAAATACATTAAGCACATCAACAGACATTACAGTTCCAGTAAAAGTATTTACAAGTACTACAACCGGTGCTCCAATCGGAGGAGCAGTAACAGGACAGCGTAATGCTATTACTACTATGTCATTTTGTAACACAGGAACCGTTAATATTACAGATGAAGCGGTTAATACTTGTTTAGTATCAATGCATCTTGTAGCAAGTGGTGATTCACCAGATGCTGCAAACACAGTTGTAAGTAGACTTACAGTTCCTGCAGGAGAAACAGTATTTTTTAGCGATGAAAAATTTGTTTTAGACGCAGGAGACGAAGTTTGGGTTGCTACAAGTGTTGGAAGTCTAGTTGCTGTTACAATTAGTACATTACCTGTTTAAGGATAGATTATGAAGTTTTTAAAATCACAAAATACATCGAAATACAGTCCAAGCGATAATACTATTAGTGTTAATCCTTATGGACGAGTAGTAATGGATGCTAATGGTGGTTTGTTACTTCCTAAAGGCACAGAAGCACAGCGACCACAAGTATCAGGTGTAAGACAACCTATTGATGCTAACGGAACTATTCGTTACAACATAGATACAGACGAGATTGAAGGTTACGTAGGTAACAATTGGGAAACAATTAGAGCAGCAGGTGCAAGTGCAATCAGCATAGAAACATTTGGCCCTGGAGATGCTACAGAAACAGTATTTGGTCCTTTAACAAATATTCCTGCAAGTGCAAATAACATAATTGTTCTTGTAGAAAATGTAATGCAAATTCCAACAACAAACTTTACACTAGAACAAAGTTCAAGTGGTAGTTTAGCAGGTCCGGGTGCACCTTATGCAGATGGCTGGTATTTAAAATTTACAAGTCCTGTACCATATAGTAAAAACATTACAGTATTCTTTGGATTTGCAAACTAGGAGAAGTGAATGGCTCAATTAGGGCGAATTAGCGGACACTTACTTAATCCTACTCTTACTAGAGAAGGAGTAAATCTTGCATTTAAAAATACAACTTTTGATTCATCACCTATTTTATTTTTAGATGTAGAAACAAACAAAATAGGTATTCTTACCGACGCCCCTCAATATGATTTGGATGTTAGAACTAGTATTAAAACAACAAATGCATCAGTTATACAAACAGCAAAAATTGATAACATCACAGTTAACGCAGCAGAAGCAAAATTTTCAACAGTAGTAGGACCTATTAACATATATCCTGCTAGTGGTATTGGCACAATTGTAATGGAACGTATGCGTACAGACGATTTGCAGTTTACAGATAATGTTATTTCTAGTAACAATTCAGCAACACCTATTGAACTAACTGCATCGGGCACAGGAATTGTTGACGTACAATCTGGTGCAGACTTTTACGGTAACTTAACAGTAACAGGAAATGTTACTGTTGATGGAAATCTTTCAAAATATTCAAATATTATTTTAGGTGACGCACTGTATAATCCGGATATTCCAGGAGGCGATACTCTTGAGATTATTCCAGATTTTTCACAATCTATTATTCCAGGTGATGATGATTCTTATGATTTTGGTACAGGAAATATTGTAGACAGTACAGTAAGAAGATGGAATAGTGTACACACTCCAGACCTTACAAATGTAGGTACTAACAGACCTAATGCTGCAATTGTAAGTACACAAATGTGGTTAAACGGTGTTACAAATGAAATATTTGCATATCAGTCAAATGATGATATGCTTCTATCTCCAGACACTGGAATTACACATATTGAAAACTTAACTATTGAAACAAATAACATAACAAACAACCTTCCAACAGAACCTGTCAAGTTACAAAGTACTGGTATTGGTTATACTAGATTTATGGGAACCAATGGATTTAAAATACCAGCAGGTGATGACACAACAAGACCTTCATATCCAGAAATTGGAGATACAAGATGGAATTCAGATGATCAACGTTTAGAATGTTTTGCCGGACAAGTTGAAAATGTTATTGTTTCTGGCAGTAATATTACAGGACTTGTTGATCAGATTGTAAACAGCGGAACAACTTCTACGAACGGATACGGACAAGATTTTGAATGTAGATTAACTATTATTTCTAGTGTTTTAACTATTGAAATTACTAATGTTGGTATTGGTTATAATTTATCCGATACTATTAGCATTTCAGGTGCAGTCTTCTTAGGCGGCTCAGACGGTGTAAACGACCTAACACTTTCTGTAGGTGCTCAAACAACCGCAGGTTACAGAGTAGCAACTGGAGGCGGAGCAGAAGTTGACGTTAATCTTATGGAAGATCTGGGTAACGAATATAGCCTTATACTAGGCTAATTTTTCCTTTTGGCTAAATACTATTGTTAACGAAGACCAACGTTAATCTTTTACTGTGGTCAACTCGCAATGTAAGGTAGTTGGAGGGACAGGATCCCCGTGTTAAGGAGAGCAAATGGCAATAGGTCGTATAAGTGGGCCGCTCTTGAAAGCAAATCTGGTTAGAGATAACGTAGATTTATCTTTCAGAAATGGAGCAACAGACCCGGATATTTTGTATATTGATGTAAACAATGCTCGCATTGGTGTCAATAACTCATCTCCTACTACTGACTTAGATGTTAGTGGAACAACACGTACAACAACACTTAGAGTAGACAATCAATTAGATATCGGTAATTTACACATTACTGGTAATACTATTTCGAGCGATCTTAATACAATTAGTTTTGCACCATCAGGTGACGATCCAGTTGTATACAACAGTAAATTACATATAGACGATTTTGAAATTTCAGGTAATACTATCCAAACTATTGTTTCTAATTCTAACATAGAAATTAGACCAAACGGTGCAGGTATACTTGAAGTACATTCTAATACTACAATTAACGGAAATGTAGATATTACTGGTGATTTATCAGTAGACGGCGATGTTACTATCGGCGGTAATATTACTTTTGGCGATGCACTTACAGATACAATTACAATCAATGCTGCAATTAAAAGTAATTTAATTCCAGAACAAGATGTACAATTTGACTTAGGTAGTCCTTCATTTAGATGGAGAACAATGTACGTTAATGACGTATATGCAGATACACTAAATGTTCCTACACTAGACGTAGGAAACTTAATGTTCCGTGATAATGAGATAACTACTACCACAGGATTAGATTTATATATTGACGGCAACGGCGCCGGCGGTGTAAGATTAGGTAATTTTAAAATAACTGGTAATGTTATTGAAAATGTTTCTAATAATGCAATTACACAAATTTTGCAAACAGGAACAGGTTATTTTAAAATTGATACAAACAACGGTTTTGTTCCTCCTAGAGGTACAAACGCAGAAAGACCAACAGCGTATGCGGTGTTGGGTATGACTAGATACAATACTAACTCTAAAGCATTAGAGATTTGGGACGGAAGTGCTTGGAGTTCACCTGCTGGTGCATCAGGTGCTGTATCAGAAATTGTAGCGAACGACATTGCAGCATCGTTTGCATTAATGTTAGGATAATAAAGGTATGCCAACAGTATTTAAAAACGCAGTAATTAACAACGTAGGCACTGAACCTGTAGATGTTTTACAGATTCCAGAAGGTGTTAGAGCGACAGTTGTAGGTTGTAATCTTGCTAATACATCAGATTATGATACTGTTGTTGTAAACGTTTATGTAGTAGATGAGAATTCAACGCAAGGTAACTATGTACGATCAGTACCGATACCACCTGCGTCGAGTGCAAAAGTTGTGACACAAGGTGAAAGATTAATTTTACCAGCCACAGCAGGTTTAAGAATAGAATCAGACACTGAAGACAGTGTTGATGTAGTAATAAGTTACGTAGAGATATCGTAAGGAGAAGATTATGCCGAGTCCATATTATTTTGGTCAATCACCAGATG